AAGCGCCTATGGTGCCTAAGTCACGGCTCGATGAAGTCTTGGCTAAGAACAAAAAGATGCAGAAGCAGATAGAGGATATTCAGCAAAAGGAAGCGGAAGCAGCTGCAGCAGCTGAAGCCCCTGTCTATGATTTTGACGCGAAAGAACAGGAGTATCAGCAGCTAATTTTGGATGGAGCCACTGAAAGCGCTACTAAGTTACGCGGCGAAATGCGCGCAGCTGAAAAAGATCAGCTTATGTTCGAAGTACAGCAGAAGATGGGCCAGACTGTAGAGAAAGATAGAGCAGAGCAGGAATTGCAGGAAAAAGCGGTGGAGATTGCAGAGACATTTGCTATCTTTAATGAAGAAAGCCCAGAATTTAATGAAGAGTTGACTGTAGAAGTTACGAATTTACGAGACGCTTTCATTATTCAGGGGTATACACCTGCTGATTCTTTGGCTAGGGCGGCTGAGTATACTTTGGCCGCTAAGCACCCTGAGCTACTCCAAGGTGCCCCCGAAGAAGCTGCCGTCAAAGTCCAGCAGAATAAAGTCACGGCTGAAAAACGGCAGAAAACCACGGTTCGGAAGAAATTAGTGGCTTCTAAGTCCCAGCCCCCTACTATGAAAGGGGAAGGCGCAGCAGCGCGCGGTGAAGCCGCTGTGAATATTGATGTGCTATCAGATGATGAATTTAGCGCGTTACCTGAAGATACGTTACGTAGATTGCGCGGTGACTTTGGGTAAGGTTGTGGTAGGATGTTAGTGAATTTTCGTCCGTTAGAACGATATCTAACCCTGGTCGTTCAGGTTAAATAACGTTACCGCCCGCTATTGGCGTTAATCTGGCCGAGGCCGTTCTCGTAAAACATACGATGTCGTAGCCCCAACGATAAAGGGTATACGGGTCTATATCGCCCCAAAAGTCGATGTCTATAACTTTGACTATTGAGGTACAAGCTAATGGCAAATACAAACTTTGCTGCATTGACCAGTGAAAATCTCACGATTTGGTCCCGTGATTTTTGGCGTGTTGCTCGAAACATGTCCTTCATCAACCAGTTTGCGGGCAGTGGCCCCAACGCTATGGTTCAGAGAATATCTGAACTGACCCAGTCTGAAAAAGGCGCACGAGCGGTAATAACGCTCCTCGCTGATATGACTGGAGACGGTATCGTTGGTGACAATACCCTCGAAGGGAATGAAGAGGCATTACGGGCGTACGACATCGTTGTTCAACTTGATCAACTCCGGTTTGCAAATCGCCTTGCGGGACGACTTGCAGATCAGAAGTCGGTTGTCAACTTCCGTGAGCACTCACGAGACGCACTTGCTTATGCAATGGCCGATCGTATTGACCAGTTAGGATTCCTAACTATGTCAGGTGTTTCTTACGCTGTTAAGAACAATGGCGCATTGAGAGGTGTCCTGAACTCAGGGCAAAATCTTAGTGATCTGGCGTTCTCAAGTGATGTTACTGCCCCTACAACCAACCGGCATAGACGCTGGGATGCAACCAACGGGTTAGTTGCTGGTGATGTTACAGCTGTTGTAGCTGCTGACACTATCGAATACTCAACCATTGTGGCCCTGAAAGCGTATGCCAAAGATAATTACATCCGAGGTATTAGGGCAGCGGGTAATGAAGAAGTGTTCCACTTGTTTGTTACGCCGCAAGTGATGGCTGACCTTAAACTTGACTCCGACTTCTTGGCTAACGTCAGGAATGCTGGGGTTCGTGGACCGAATAACGAATTGTTCTCCGGTTCTTCGAGTCTTATGGTTGATGGTGTCATGGTCCATGAGTTCCGGCATGTATTTAATACTTCCGGGGCCACGAGTGGAGCATCCGGTAACGCCGGGGCTAATGGATACAAATGGGGAGCAAATGCCGATATTAACGGCTCTGCTTGCTTGTTTGTAGGTGCTCAGGCTCTTGCCATGGCGGATATTGGGCTTCCTGATATTGTTGAAGATGTCTTCGACTACGGGAACCAAAATGGTATCTCCATCGGTAAGATTTTCGGCTTTAAGAAACCGAAGTACAACAGCGATCACAATGGCGCTGTTGAAGACTTTGGCATCGTAAGGCTGGACGTCGCTTACTAAGAGCTATGGAGGCGGATAGTCTTTCGGGGCTATCCGCTTTTTACTAATGATCTTTTTTAGGAGAAAAAAGAGGTGAAGATAAAGTCAGATACAGACCTGCATGTGGGTACAACGTGGGGGGCCGCGATCTTTTTGACGGCGGGGGAAGAACGTGAAGTAAGTGATGATTTAGGATATCAAGCTTTGCAGCAGGGTGCTGTTGAAGTAAAAGAAGCCCCTAAGAAAGAATCCCCTAAAAAACGTGGGAGGCCCGCGAAGAAGACTCGCGCTCGAACTGAAGAGGGTCACTTTATTGCTGACGACTTCAGTACCCCAGAGGTTAATGAGGCGTACGTAGAGGATGCAGAAGATAAATAACGGATGAGGTGAACGATGGGTACATTAACAGGGGCTAATTTAATTTCCCGTATACAAGATATCCTTCAGGACACAACGAGTATTCGTTGGCCCGAGGCAGAATTGTTACGGTACATTAACGATGCTCAAAGAGAAGTTGTAAATCTTAGGCCTGAATCTGCAGCGGACCACTCTAATGTGCAGTTGGTCGCTGGTACAGAACAAACTATACCGGATGTGGCCCTACGGCTTATAAAAGTAGTTCGTAATATGTCTGCTGCTGGAGGTAGTGCAACAGGTAAACGGGCTATTAGGCTTGTTGATGTGGATATTCTAAATACCCAGGAACCTGATTGGCATGATCCAACGGTAACGGGCGATGCAGCGCATGGCACAGTACCTAAACACTACATATTTGATGAAGACGACCCTCGCAAGTACTACGTTTATCCTGGTGTTTCAGGTAATGCGTATGTGGAGATTGTTACGGCTAGAAGTCCAACAGACTTGTCTGCTACGAGTTCTACTATTTATATAGATGATATTTTTGCTAACGCTTTGATAGATTACACCTTGTTTAGGTGTTATCTGAAAGATGCCGAGTTTGCTGGTAATTCGGCACGGGCGGGTACTCATTTTGGATTGTTTAGTAGTAGTCTGGGGACTGGCGGACAAGCGCAATTTGGTCTAAGTCCTAATCGGGACACAGTAGTAGATCCGCGAGCCCTTCCTGTTCAGCCTCCACCGCCAGCAGCTGTGGGGTAGTACATGGCTAGTTACGAGTCACTTATAAAGGAAATCTTGCCCTACGTGCCAGGGTGCCCGGATCCTGTGGTGGAGTCTCATCTACGTTCTGCCACTATTGAGTTTTGTGAGAAGACAAGGGCTTATGTGCAAGATTTAGACCCGATTACTTCTGTATCGGGGGTTTTTGAGTATGATTTTGACCAACCCACTGGTACATCTGTGCATAGTATTTTATGGATGATTTATGACGGAGAGGACTTAGACCCTATTAGTCCTAGAAGTCTGGAACTTAATTATCCTGACTGGCGTGACCGTTCTAGTACTCCTCAAGTTTATTTGCAAAAGAATGCAGATTCTTTTTGGGTAATTCCTGTCCCTAATTCTAAAATAACTAACGGTATCCAGTTGTCTGTTGCACTGAAGCCTACACGTACAACTAATAACATTAGTACTTCGTTTTCTAATGATTACAGAGACGGAATTATTTTTGGAACTTTGTACCGGCTGTTACGAGTGCCTTCTAGAGAATGGAGTGACCCTTCGGCAGCTAGTGATTATTTAGGGTTATTTAATGTACAAGTCGAAGCGGCCGAGCTCCGTGCGCGTAGTGGCGATTTAGGAGTACGGCGTACTGTTCAGTACCAAGGTGTCGGTTTAAATCCGCGTAGGCGGTATCGGCGTTATGGTCGGGAGGTGGATTACTAGATGGAAAACAGTGTTGTTTCGCTAGAAAAGCATAAAGAGAAAGGATTTGTGACCCCTGAGATAGCAGACATACGTATGGAGTGGGGGCGGGTTAGGCCAGGAATAGAAAAAATACTAGCAGATACTCCTCAGCTTACGTTTCTACCTGAAGATGTGTATAGCGAGTGCGTTAATGATAGGGCTATGCTTCTCACTTCTCCTGCAGGCTTTGTTGTATTAACAACAGAGTTAGATCCGTTCACAAAGGACAGAACTTTACTTATCTGGCTCGCCTATATGTATGTCCGAAGTACGAATAGTTGGTTAGACCATGTGGAGTGGTTCGAGGGTGTTGCGCGCGGGTTGGGATGCAAGTTTATTGAAATGCGGTCTGTTGTTCCTAAAATGGAGGCTTATGCTTCTCGTAATGGGTGGACTTTAGATACTAGAGTTTATACAAGGGGGGTCCCTGATGTCGTCTAAACCTAAGAAACAAGACTATGCGCCCTCTTCGACTGAGAAGGTACAAGCGGCTATTGCTAAAGCGGACGCAGATTATTTTGCCAGCACCTATGACCCACTATTGGTTGAAATGCGTGATAAAGCAGTAACAGAAGATAGAGAGAAC